TATCATCTGTGCCAAGGTAGTGCCTTTGGGTGTCAACACCATCTCCATAGAGATGCCAGCGGTCACAGCAGAAAAGTCTTGACTCTTCTTGGGAGGGCTGGCTTTTACTCCTGGGCCTTTGGGTTCTGGAGTTGTAGTCAATTGTTTGTATTCTGCCGCAGTGATCCTGCCCTCAGCTAGAAACCTATCTGCTTGTTCCTTGCCTAATGTATTGTTATCATCACCTTCTACATTCTGCACTGCTGATGTCACTGTGACAAACGGCACCGACGGTGGAGAAGATGCGCCACCAGTACTGGCAGCATTGTATAATGCAATTAAAACACCGTTGGCATAGACATTGACAGCATCGTAGACTGGTTCAACTCTTCCATTGGTACCAAATCGCAGGCCTGTAATCGCAGTAAACGGGTGTGTATGCGGGACTGGTGGAAAAGGTCCAGTTGCGGTATTTGATGCCGAAGTTGACGGGTTTATCGTTGGTGTGGCCATTTAGAATTTAGCTATGTCGTTTAGTTTAGAATGATAATCTGTCAATGCTGTTAGCCCTATTGCTCCGGTGTCATCGACAGAAATTTTATACATGCTGGCTGCTAACAACCAACTATAAGCCGGTATGGTTTTTATACCGTCTGTCGACGCCATTACAACTAATTGTTCAAGTGCTGTAGCGATTCTTTCATATTTGTCCGAGTAGTCAATGGCCATATTGCCAGTTGACTCGTCAAACACAACATTTATAGTTGTTGAAGAGTCTTGTGCTTGTACTGGTTCAACTTGAAAACGTGGTCCTTGAGACATAGTATGATCCTAAAGTAGTATTTAAGCCAATGCAATACCAGTGGTTGACTGGATAAATTGATCAGCAAATGCTTTGTCTGTGGCTTCTGCTACTGTTACTGTTGTTTTTAACAGTTTGATCTCTTTGTTGGGATCTACTGTAAACAAATAGGGCATCAATCCCGGCCCTTTTGGTCCCATTCCAATTACCTGTGGATTTTTTAGTTTGTAGTATGCAGCACCGTCTTCAACTAGTTTGGCAACAATTTCTTCACCACTGGTTAGTTTTAATGTGATTACTTCACCTTCTGCAACACCTTTGTCTATTAACATCATATTTCACCTTTGCCGAATCCGCCGGCTGTTTGTTCTAAATGTTGGCGCAGTTCTGTAAACCCGCCAATTAGTTGATTATGAATAAAAATCTGGGGAACGGTTCTTGCATTAGGCACAGCTTCTAAAAGCTCTTCTCTAGTGTAACCATCTCCAATCTTACGTTCTTCGTATTTAATACCTCGTTGTGTTAGCAGGGCTTTGGCCTGATCACAATAGGGGCAATTATACTTACTCCATACGATAGCTGTCATTGCATTTCCTTTGTTAATTTGAATAAATCACAGCACCTTTTTTGTCCGTGACTCGAACCAACAATACACCTTTGCGTTTGTACTGTAAAGCGGCACTAATAGCTGCTTGTTCACTGTTATAAGTTCCTATAACGATCCAGCTTTCGTAGGGTGAGTTGCGTTTGTACTGTGCTTTAAACATACATTATATAGCTGGCAATGCATCATAGTCAAGATTTTCGCTCATTACACCTATGACATAGTTGGTGCTTTCGCTTTCTTGTAGAGCTGTTTGTTTTTTGCTGGTATCAACGTGTTTGTTAAACCAAGGAATTGGAGTTGATCTAGGAGCAGCCTGCTGATATTTTATGCCAATGTCTTTGAGTGCGCCCACTGCTGTGTAGTCCACAAAGTCTTTGAGAATGTTGGCATTCAACCCAATCACTGGGCCTTTGTTGAACAAGTAGTCAGCCCATTCTTTTTCTTCACGTATGACATCTAGATACAATGCGTATACTTCAGACTCACATTCTGCTTTGACTTCAACGAAGCGATGGTCTTCTTTGACCACTTGATTAATTAAGAACGCTGTCCAGCCTTTGTGTAACAGTTCGTCTTGTAGGATCAATTGGATGATGTTGCCATTGCCCATGAAGATCTTGTTCTCTACCATTGCAAGGCTTGTAGCAAAGCTAACCATAAAGCGGAATGCTTCCAAAGCATACGATGCGTGTAGTGCCATCCAAATTGCTCGGATATATTCTTTTTCTGGAATTGTTTCGCCTAATTGTTTACGACAGTTGATAACGTGTAATGCTTCATAGTAGTTGCCAACACTTGATGCCATATCCACAATTTCTTTGGTATCATGTATGGTGTTGAACACATCTTTGGGCACGTTGTAGATGTTACGGATAATATGGCTGTAACTCTTTGAATGAATGTTTGTTTCAAAGAATGTCCAATTGTACACCAATGCTTCCAATTCAGGCAGGCTAATCACCGGCATAAAGATTTGACTTGGTCCACGTCCTTGCAAACTATCCAATGCTGTTTGGCGTAGCAAGTTGCTGGTGAAGATATGCTTCACAGCATCACTGGCATCCTTGAAATCGTTTGAGTCTTTAGTAAGGCTGATCTCTTCTGGTTGCCAAAAGAAGCCACGTGCTGTTGCTTCAAAGTCTGCAATCTTCTTATACTTAACTTCTTCAAATCGTTGAATAGTAACCGGCCCGGCTGGATCCAGAAACATCTTACGATTAAGATAGTCTGTCTTTGTGTGTAAATTGTATTGTTGTTTGCTCATAGTTTGCATGCCTCGCAGTCGTCTTCTTCTATGATTTCACGTTCATTGTGGAATCCGTTGTAATGAACTTCTGGTGTTCGTTGTTCTTGTCTACTACCGGCCTTGTTGATTAGGCTGTAGTAGAATGTTTTCAATCCCCATACATGTGCCTGCATCAAGTTCTTGGCAATCAATGTGGTGGGCACTTTGCGATCCGCAAAGTGTGCTGGGTTGTAGAATGTATTGGTTGAGATACTTTGATCAACATAAGCTGCCAAGACCGCTGCTGTTTTAATATAACCGTCACAGTCTTTCTGTTCCCACATCAGTTGATATTTGTGTTTCAATCTATTGTATTCCGGAACTACCTGTGTGAATGATCCTGCCTTGCTTTCTTTAGTAGAAATCAAACTCATAGGCATTTCAATACCATTGGTTGAATTGATAACCACAGAACTAGACTCCACGGGTGCAATCGCCATTAGTGTGGCATTTCGCACACCGTGTAACATCATTTCTTGTCGTAGTGGTTCCCAGTCAAGTTCTGGTGCAAAGTCAGTGAGCTCGTTTACTCCTCTGGCTCTTCTTTCCCAAGGGAACTCTCCCTTGCCGTATCTGGTGTGATCGGAATCTTTACAGCGTCCTCTTTCTTTCGCCATTTCGACCGTGGCCTCTGTAAGGTAAAAGGCTTGATGCTCCATCCAAACTTTAACTTCTGCCAGTGCGTCTTTGTCGCCATATTTTATTCCCCTTCTTGCATGCCAATAAGCAAGGTTAGTTACACCAATGCCTAAGGGTTGAATTTCGTCGTTTGACAACTTGCTTTGAATACTCAAAAAATCTTGATAATCTAAGATGTTGCACAAACTACGTTGTAGTATGCGACATGCACGGCGCATGTCTTCTGGGTTACGGAACGCACCCCAGTTGATGGATCCCAGTGTACATAACGCTATGCGTCCTGTCTCGTCGTCTAGTCTTTTAAATGGACGAGTCGGTAGTAAGATCTCACAGCACAGGTTACTTTGATATATGGTATGGTACTCTGGATCGAACGGACCCTGTTCCATAACATTATCAATAAACACCAAATAGATGCGACCTGTATCTGTACGCTCCTTGAGAATGCCTGATCTGAATACTTCTTCAGCACTCATTGTTTTCTTCCGCAAGTCTTTGCGCTTTTCATATTTCACATATAGCTCTTCGAATCTCTGTGTGTTTTTATAAAATGCTTCGTACAAGTCTGGTACTTCGTTGGGGTCAAAGAATGTTATGTCTTCTTTGTTTTTAAATCTTCTCCAGAAGAAAGCTGACAGCACAACGCCATAATCCATGTGTCGAACTCGTGTTTCGTCTGTGCCTTGATTGTTTTTAAGCACGATGAGATCATCGAACTGTAGGTGCCATATGGGATAGAACACTGTAGCTGATGCATTACGAATACCACCTTGGCTACAACTACGCAGGTCGCCGAACCATTTCTTTAGGAATGGTATCATACCAGTGTGCTGAATTTCTCCGCCACGTATAGGAGACCCTAATGACCGTAGACGTCCTATCTCTAAGCCAATGCCAGCACGTTTGCTGGCATACTTGGCCATCATCTCGCCAGAAGCAAAAATGGAGTCAAGGTCATCATCACTGCGAATGAGCACACAACTACTGAACTGCTTAGTGGGAGTGCCAAGGCCAGCAAGAACAGGAGTAGCGAGAGTAAATAAACCGTCTGAAGCTGCATTGTAGTATTCCTTGATTAATTTCATTCTTGCTGTGTTAGGTTCTTCTTTGTGGAACACAGTGGCCGCAGCTATCATATATCGAATCTGAGGTGTTTCGTAGATTTCTTTGGTGGCACGATTCTTGACAAGATATTTTTCAATCAACTGTTCAATGGCAGCATAAGAATACTCTTCATCTTTGGCATGATCCAACATTTCATGCATGCGGTTCCAATCATCTTCACTGTACCATTCTAGCAATTCGTTAGTGTAGAGTCCCACTGACACATTCTTCTTTACAATGTCATAGAGGTGGGGTGGAGTATAACTGCCATACACATCCTTCCTCAACATGCTGAGTCTTTGTTTACCTGCTACGAATTGGTAATTGGTGTTGCCTACATCTGGATTTGATTCGACATCAATTAGATCCACTATGGCTCGTAGGGTGAGTCCATCTATGGCTTCTGTAGTGATGCCGTCATAAAAATGAGGTTGGGCTTTGATCTCTATCATCGACTGACTAACGTCAGCAATGCCTTGACAAACTTTGGCAACCTGCGCTTGCCACTTTTCTACTGCCAGCGGCTCTTTATTGCCGTTTCTTTTAATAACTGTAATGCTTGTCATTTATCGTTCTCTGTTTTATCTTTGTGAGGTATTTATTGCAATTTGCTAACTGCGTATATTGTCTTGGTATCGAGGGTTTTAAGTTGTTCTGCGCTTACTACTGTGCCATATTCAAGGTTAAGAACCTGTTCGTCTCCGACTACTAACATGTATTGGTGTTGTTTCTCTTGTGGGCACATAGACATATGTATCTCACATTTGGTATCAATAAACCGCTGTGTTAATTTAATAGTATACAGCATTCCTAACACTAATGCAAGATTATCCAGCCTAAGATCTAGCATTAAATGCCAGGGATCGGGCCATTCTGTGGGGAGTTGTGGATCTAAGTATGGACTAACAAAAGGTGCATGACACCAAAGTTCAGCAACATCTTCCAATGGGGTTGGACTTGTTTCCAAACTTTCTCTAAACTGTCTCCAGGCTGCTAGTCTTTTGGTTCCATACTCATCAAACACCGTAGGCCACATCATACGATATGGACCCGGCGATACCGGTGGCAAGAGGATTTTTATAGGTCAACATCACAGTATCTATTACCGCTGCTGTTGAATCGTCTAAGACAGTGTTACTGCTCTTAGCCACGCTGAATTCAAAATTGGTCATTGTGCTTCCTCCTGGTGATGTAAGTGTATTTGGTGAATATGCGAAACTATCTGTGATTGAGACATCGCTGCCGTGGCTTTCAGGACTGAGATCATCGCCGATGACTATAGTGGCTGTGCCATATCTAGTGTGTTCGCCTAGTTTAAGACAGTAATTTATCACAGTAAACTTATTTTGTGCAGAAAATGCTGCTAGGGGAGCAAAACTGTCAGATAGTGGTACAGCAGCATAATTTTTATCAACAAAAGACACACCCGAAGCGTTGTAGACTTCCGAGAAAGCAGCTGTACCTGACGTAACAGTTGGCAAAGTACCTGCAGCCTGTTGGCGATCGCTGGTGCAATCAACTAACACATTGCCTATCTTTTCACCAAAGTACACCACGTAGTCGTTGGGGCTAGTGCTGAGGCTAGTACCAGTACCTACAGCTTTGAATTTTGATCTCTGTATTAATGTACCGCGACCTGCAGTTGATCTAAATGCTTGATTAGCAACTTCTTCAAATTCACAGTCGTTGATCTGCCAACGATTACCCTGAGCAGTAACTCCATCGATGTAGATGGCTGTGTCATTGACAAAAAATTTGCAGTCTTGAAATCTCACTGCGGTATCAAATGCATCACTTTGCAAACACTTTGCTGATACCGCGTTTTGTTCGAATACACATCCGTCGAACACAATGTTATGTGCCCTGGTGCCGATCCCAGTGTTCTGCCAAAACACCGCAGCAGGAGCAGAGTTAAAGTCTACTGCATTGCCTAGATTATATTCACCGAGGAATCTCAAACTCTCGAATCTAGATTCTGCTAGTCCAGACAATGTCAATGTTCCAGTGGTGCGTTTAATAGTAAAATTACTCCATCGCATGTTCTGTGGTCGATTGGTACTATTGAAATCTCCCAGCTCAAGTCCTTGGCTGGTTATTAATCGAATGTTGTTGCCGCCAATGTTTAACACAGCGCCTAACTGTGTTTCACCTTTGAGGATCACTCCGCTGGGCACAGCAAGGTCGGTGGTAAACAGGTACTCGCCGTTGGGTATCAATAATTCTTTTTTGTAATTTTCGTTGGCGTTTCTAAATAGTTCTGTGAACGCAGTTTCAAATGCTGCCACACAGTCAGTGCTTCCGTCTCCCACAGCACCAAAGTCTGCCACGCTGACAGTTTCATCTTCTTTGCTCTGTAGACTTCGTGACACGCTGAGAGTGATGGCTGTGTCATCGCTGGCAAACTGGTAGCTAGATGCTAGTTCTAGTATGTTATCGTGTTCGGTGAGTACTTTGGTATTGCCCACATACGGAGCACCTTCTAGTACGCTGCCATTGCCTATGAACAGTTCTTGAGAATCTACTGCCCATGCAAATTCAGCAGAGCTCAGTTGCGGAATTCCACTATTGGAGTTTTTTTGGCCTCTTCTGACCTGGATTTTTGAGATTTGGACCACTGCCACGATAGTTCTCCTAGAAACTTCTGTTTCTAGTATTTAGCTTATCGCAGTGAGTAATACTCTTCCACTTTAGTCAACCAGGCATCTTGCCACTTGTTGAAATCTTTGGGTTCTAGCGTAAACTGTTGATATTCAAAAGCACGACTGCACATAAAGATAACACCTTTCTTGATGTCTGTGCCGTAGACTTCATTATGTGCTAATATATATGCCATTAGCTGTAGATAGTAATCTTCTACCCACTCTGCTTTCTTAGGCTTGTTAGTCTGTTTGTGATCCATTACTGCGGGTTCACCATCATGCACACCTACAAGATCAGTGGTACCTGAGAACAGACCTGGAAAGTATAGACTCTGCTCCATGGCCCATACTTCGCTGACTTTGCTGAGTCCATTCTCGATGATAACATCGGCCATTTTATTAGCCTGAACATGCACAGGTGCATTGCCGGGCTGTCGCTGTTCACCAACAACAAATCGTTCTAGGTTGGCATGCATGGCTGTGCCTACTCCAGCCGCCTCTGTAGTGATCTGTTGTGCTTTGGCATGTCCGATCCTATCTCGCCATTCGTTTAAGTGTGTCATATCCTTGGTAGCTGAAAGGATAGTAGTAACACTCGGCAGGCTTTCACCGTCGGGTGTTAGATACACACGTTTGCGTGTAACAGGATCGTTGATCTGTTTGCAGTTTTTATATTGGATCCGTTCGATGAACGGTGGAGGAGTAAAAGTTGTAGTCATCCTGTATATATTACAGGTTTTTAATCAAGTTGTCAAGCCTGAGCGGCTAATTGTTGGGGAGCCGCAGATGCTGCTATTTGATCCACTTGGTCTTGACTGGTCTGACCCTGTTTGACTGGGGTTTGAGTATCTTTGTCAGTGCCTGGCACATTTAGTTCGATGCCGTCGGCGTTGAAATTCTTTACCAAACTTTGAACAATTGGGCTGGAATCATAGATGCTTTTAAAAGTTTCATAGTCGGCACCCATTTCGAATCCGCTGCGATCTGCAATCTGCTGTAGGCTCTTCCAATTTAACTTGGCGGCTTGTTTTTTAGAAGCTGACCTTCCTACAAAGTTTTTAAGTATGATCACAAACTTGTCGAGATCAACATCAGTGTCTGCGAATTCAAAAAATCTCATTTTATCTGTGCCAGTTGTTGTTGTAGCTGTTGCAGTTCTTGTTGCTTGGCTTTGATTTGATCCTGCACTTCTTTTTTAGCAGCAGCCACCTGTTGAGCTTGTGCGGCCGGATCTACTTCACCGCCTAGGCCTCCGGCCTGAGCTGCTTGCCCGACCGCTTTGACTCCCTGTCCTACTGCCTTGGCACCTTGTGATGCTACATTGCTCACAGTTTTTGCACCTTGTGATGCCACATTCCCTAACGCTTTTGCACCCTGTGAAACCGCGTTGCCGACACCTTTGGCAAGAGCAGTACCACCTCTCATTGCGGCACCACCTAATGCAGCAGCGCCTCGTGCTACTCCGCCTGCTACTGCGCCCAACACCGGAAGAATTTCGTCTAACTGTTGTTGTTCTTTAGCAGAAGTAATTTCACTGAGTCGCATTAGCCTGCCAACACTTTGAGTAGGCTGCTGCTGCGGTTGATGCTTTCGCGCTGCTCACGACCTGCATCACCTAGTCCACCTGCTGCTGGTTCAGCTGCGGCAAACTCATCTTCGCCACCCATGTCGCCTATGTCGCCGTCCATGTTCATTGCGTCTGGCTCTGCTGGTCCCATTTCATCACCACCCATTGCAGCTGGATCACTACCTAGCATTTCTGCACCTTGTTCTTCGCCGGTTAGTTGGCGAACACCAGTGGCCATTGTTTCACGTGTGGATTTTAAATTTTCCAGTGCTTGTTGGATCGCAGGAGCCACTGAGCTAATAAATGCTTTGGCTTGTTCTTGTCCCATTTCATCACGGATTGAATCACCTAACTGTAGCAGTGTATCATTCTCCATGCTTGATAATTCTTCAATCCAACGGCTGACTCTGTCAACCATGGTCTTTGCTGTAACGATAGCGGAAGCCTGTTGTACTTCGCCTTCTTGTAATCTTGTCATAATATCTCCTGTATTGACTGATTCTGTATTAACTGATTCTTTCATATTGGCTTCAATCCATTGCATAACGTCATATAGATCGTTGACCAATTGATTTGGTCTAACTGGATCGCCTTGACCAAGTTCGGCCATTTTAGATTGTTTTCTAATATCTGCTAAAAGATTGATCGCATCTCTAGCATTATTAATATATGCTTCGTTGGTATTCATATCTTCCTTTTGATTAATGCTTTCAGTGGGGTTCTCGCCAGTAATAGAAACGGTCCATTTCTTGCCTGTGGACTCGCTCTTTTTAGCTGCCCAATCTTTGAGTTGGTAATAGTGCTTTCTTTCGGCTGAGTCGTCAGCATACTGGCCACGACCTTTGAATACTTTCCACTGCTTGCCGTTGATACTAACAGCAAAGTTGTTTGGTGGTTCTGTGTTGCCTTCATCCCAATCTTCTGGATCTCTTTCTCGTTCCATTGTAACATCTTCGCCTACATCGTGTTCATGTCTTTGTAGCCACTTGTACTCGCTGATAAAGTCGCTAGGAAAGTCTTCATCGTAGCTGAAATAATATCGAGCAGCTTTTGCGCCATCTCGTTGTTTCATTATTGAAAAACCAGCATTTAAAATGTCATCTTCTGAATCTAGGTCTGGGTTAGATTTATATAATTCTTGTGCCATACTCATTCTAGATGATTCGTCTTCAGTTTCTATGCTTTCGTAGTCTTCGTCGCTGCCAAAGCCTGCTGAGGCTAGTGCGTAATTGTCGTCAGTTTCACCACCTTCATCATCATAAGTGCCGCCATGGAATCTGTCTGCTAGTTCTTCAGCATAACTTTCAATATCATCTTCCGGAACTTCTCCGTCTAGAAAACGTAGGGCTTTATCAAATACAACTTTGTCATCGCCGCTGTCATCATCCATAGGAGCATATTCACTGTTCATCCATTGATTAAACAATTCGTCTGGATCTGTCTCTGGGCCTTCTCGAACATCAGTGTCTACTATGTGCTCTTGACGATCCATTAGTTCTGCAACAATAGCATCGTGCATGAACTGTGCCTGCGTTAGGGTTTCGTTTTCGATAGTTTCATTGAATCCGCTGTCTTGGCGGGCTGTATGTATTTGGGTGCGTAGTTTGTTACGTGCATCCTCTAGCTTGGGAGTATCAAAACTCTCTAGGTCTAGCTTTGTTCCAAATGTCTTAGCCAACGACTCGTTGAGTCTTTTTGAAGATCTATTGTTTTTAAAAAGGTCGGTTGTTCTCATTTTATGGGATCCAGATTGATGTAGTATTTATTCAATTCACAACAAACGTTCTGCTTGATTTTTAGCAGTAACAGTACGATCTCGGCTTTCACAATATCGAGCCCACAGCACGTCTGCACGATCGTAGTCCTGTGTATGTATGGCTTTTTGATGCTGAGACCTCAGCATCTGGCTGTCAACGAACCAACGTCCGTATTCTTGATCAGCTTTATACAACACATCTACTGATAAATGACTGTGTCTCAAAGCCAGGATATTGGCCATTTTGATAGCCACAGAGTTTAAGTGTATTTCTGCATAGATCAACTGTGTATTTCTGTAAAGAAATTTGAGATTATCTTCATTGGTTATTAGTACGTCGCCCACTAGGATACCATCCGGAGTTTTTACTGGAATGATATTTTTAGATAGTTCTCGGCGAACTATCTGTTCTAGTCTACGGCTAATTTGTGTCATGAAAAAAGGACCATCGGTCCTTTATTTAACTGCGTATATTTTAGTGGAATATTTTTGTTAACGTTTCGAAATGCCCTGATACAAATCCTAGAACTGCTATACCGCCTAGAACAAGATACATCCACTTCTGTTTAAATTGTTGCAGTTCGGAGATCTTAGCGTCTAGTTCTGTGTGGGTACTTGTGATAGATTTAGCCAGCTCTGCATGCTGTGTGCATGAAGCATCGTACATTTGATCTAATCTAGAATTTATGCCGGTGCCCAGTTGATTAACATCAACTTTAATTTCGTCGATCTTTTCATCTAGATTAGCAACTTTTGTTTCGACTATGCCAAGTCGCTCTACGGTTGTGGCCATTTAGGCTCTCCAATGTTATAAGTCAAGTGCTCGCTCAGAGCCATGTGCCTAATGTATGATTGAATGCCTAATGGGTGCCTTTGAACTAGTATTTATGCTGACTGTGTAAAAACACTCTTTGCCTAAATCATTGTTACCCAAGTATTTATCATGTCGCCTTGAGTTTGGAAAGCGGCTGGGTCTATGTCTTCACTGTTTTCTAAATCAACAATCACCGGCACATGATTGAGATCGTGTGCCAGTAGATACACCGGATCCCCATCTTGTAGAAACACCTGATCACGTTCACAATCAAACTCCCAGATCCAATGTGTGGCCTTGCCTGAGGCCGGTTCAGGAAGCCTTCCTGTGTGCTTTTTTGGATCACGTAGCCATTCTACATTGGATCGTAGCCCTATGGCCTGTAGTAGGCTGTTGAAGTTGGCCTGTTGTCCTAACAGAGTAGTGTCGGTGTTGTCCCGTGAAGGTTGACTTCGGGTTATATCTACAAGAGTAACAATTTGATATCGTGCCATAATGTATGTATTTAACTCGTAGAAATTCAGCCAACAAAAAAGGACCTTGCGGTCCTTTAGTGCTTCCCATCCCTGAGAATAAACTTAATTTAAATTAAGCGAATGTGATGCCTGTTGGAACAACTGTGTCAACTGCACAAGTACCACCAATTGCTGCAACAATCTCAGCTTCTAGTTTAGCATAAGATGCATCGCTTAGTGATGGGCTTGCTGCTGAACCGTCGTTGAGTGTGTCGTCTGCGTAACCAACGATCAAACCAGTTGCTGATGGTGTACCAATTACATAAATCTCACCATAGTTCTGAGCACAACGAACTGCTTTAGCTAGGTTACTGTTAGTTGTTGCTTTGCTAGTTGTAAGATCGCCTGATGTTAACGAAGCAACTACAATCTTAACGAAACGTAGTTTACGTGTGCTGAACTGTGATGCTGGATCAACAAATTTGTATGCGTTTGCACCTACGCGAGATGCTGTGATTTCTGCACCAGCGTTGTCATAAATTTGTGCTACTGTTGAAATGTCTGCCATGATAAATTCTCCTTAATCAATGACCTCGCTCAGAGGCCGGCAATATTAGGAACCACCTTGATTCCTATGCAAGTATTTATATTGGATTGGAAAAATCAGGTGTTTTGATGCGTTAATCAGCTCTAAATGGGGTCCAACGATCACGCGGTACTAGTTTTGTACCTGCTGCAACATAGCCTTCACCGCCGGGTTTGCCTTTGGTGTTTTGTTCTATTTCACCGCTCGCACCATCAAGTTCGCGAATTACTTCGTCTTTGGCCGCCATGATTTCACGCACCAGCTCAAACAGCAGATCCATTACTCCGGGGTGGGCATCACTGTGGGCTTTTATCTTTGCTGCTTTTACTGGAGTCTTTTGTTCAAACGCTAGGAAAGCATCAGTGTTGATATTGTCTAGTTGTTTTGCTTTTGATTGATTGTTAACAAATGTGTAGATTTCACCTTGCAAGTAACCCATACCTGCAACTGGCGCTAACAGATTGTTAATTGCCTGTTGATTCTTAGCCAAGGCTTCAATCTTGGTAAGGTTATCTGCACCTACTGCTGGGCGATGGCTTACACTGGTTAGTCCAAATATTGCTAATTCCGGATTGCTGCCAAACTGTTCGGGATCAGTAAAGTCCTCTCCGCTCTTGTCTCCAAAATAGCCAAAGAACTTGTGGGCGGCTACAGCTACCTTTGCTTTGATCAATTTCTGATAATACGGACTTCCAACTTTAACACCGTAGGTAGTTTGATTAGGAGTAAAACTTATGCGGCCATCAGCACCTGTGTAGGGTTTGCCTGGATGGAATAGTATGTCTCCGTAAACATACCCACGGAAGTCTGCGGGGGTAGCTGCTTCAAAAATGGGCCACAGTGCTGCCATATCATTGGCAAACTTGGGCCGCCAATCTTCACCTTTACCGCGACTCATAATAAATTGTTTGAGTTCTTCTGGGCTAGAGCTCTTGCCTTCTTCACGTCCCCAGTTATTCTTGCCCACCATACGGAATGTACCATCGTCCTCACGTCCCCAATAAACTGTGGGATTCCCATCCCACTTGATAGTGATGCTGGTTTCGGGACTGGCTAGGTCTTTTAGGATCTTAATGGCCTTGACTGCACCGTTGGTTTCTGTGAATACCAGATCTTCTAGGTGGTTGAACTCTCTGCCAACTTTCTTAGCAGGAGGTGCTTGATCTTCTAATAACAGTTCCCAGAATCTCATTTTACAATTTCTATGAGTTGGCGCATCCAACCTATAGTACCTGGTTGGAAGCTTTCTATTTGATTGGCCTTGGGCAACTCTATGCCTTGACGACCCAGCGTTTCGCGGGCACCTGCAACTAGTTCTTCATAGTTAGGTAGTTTCTTAATGTAGTTTAGAATAGCATCTACTGATCTAATATCTTTAACTGTGGCTGTTTGTCCTAGCAGTTCTTTGGCTATCTGATTCCAATCGTTACCGTTAGGTAACAGTTCATCTGTTTGCGGATTTAATATTCCGTGTTTTGGACTGTACTTCATACCCTTGGCACGAGCAATTGAACTTAATACAATGTGTCTGTGTTCACCACGATACACACCCTGTCCACCAATCATACTGCCTTGTTGGAATGCAGGATTCGCACTGAACATAAAGTCTGCTTGTACAAATCCATTAGCTGGATCACCTTTAATAGGTACCTTCCAATGTACGTTGTCTCCGCTGAGTTTGATGTTTTCTTTGCCGAACTGCGATATGAGTTTGGCAGCAAATTCTTTTTTGTCTACTTCGTTGGCATCCACGCTGAGGTCTAGATCACCCGAACTGTTTTTTTCAAATGTGCCATCTGGATCTTCTTTGCGTCCAGTAGTACCTAACCATTTTACAGGTTTCTTGTCGTCGAGATGTTTCTCTTTGGTAAAGTCCAGTCCAGTGATCTTTTCGATGTAGTCCACTGTGCTTTCTACATCTGCGGTGGCAATACGCTGTGTTAAGGGTTGCTTGTCTGCACCCTTGAACACATTACCGCCTTCTAGTAGGTTACTCTGATTCATTTAACGGTCTCTTGGTTCTTTTAGATTCAGCGATCTTGCGTATGCCCCGTGTGAATTTGGCAGGATCTTGCCCACGTATGGCATTTAACAGCCTACGTTCTAGTTCATCCGCTTGTTCTGCTGTATAGTGTTTTTTCAACGTTTCCAGAAGATTGATAGCTGAGTTGATAATATTGGTGGCACGACTTTCAAACAGTGCATCCTTGTTACGGATTTCTGCTAGTTCATTTAATTCCTGCAGTATCGATCTTGTGTGTAGTTTCATATGCCTTTTCCAGTCTAATATTTACCCTATCTATATACTACAATAAAAATAGCTATTAATCAAGCCTGTGCTTCGCCCCAACGTAGAATAATGTTTGTAGGTGTAGCCGAACCCGCTACTTTATAGACGTTTATAGCTAGCACGTCTGGGCCGTTGGGGAATGTGCCACGACCTCCAATTGCAGTACTAGTGAGCTCTTTTAACGCACTTAGCTCTAGTACTTCAGTGTTGCCGGGATTAGCAATAAACGAAAATACCTGTTCACCTGGTAGTGCATACAGCGCACCAAATTGCCATGTAATACTAGCAGCAGCATTAATCGTGGTATTAGCTGATTGACTAAACACCACTCTATACACTGTAGTGCCTCCGTAGGTTCTTGATTCTACTGCTGTGATGCTGGTTCCAGCTGCGAACTGTGTGTTAATGGTGGCTAGTTTTGTACTGACCCCAGCACCGCTGGCTAACCAAGAACCTGATGTAAAGAACAAATAATTTTTATTCACGTATGAGGCAGCAGACAGAGCAGCTGTGATAGTTACTACTACATCGTTACCAGAACCTGTAGAGGATGTAAGATTAGCATTGCCACTCATCACAATCCTAGTATATAATGTTGCACCGATGGTAATGTAACTAGGAGTAATACTGGTAATGGTTTGGCCGCCACTGATAAATGTCTGCAGAGTATAAGTCAACCCTGTTGGAGTACCTGCAGTGGTTGATACTCCGCCGCCACCTGAGGTAGCACTTAGAGTAAAAGTAGTAGAGCCGTTGGTGGCCACAATAAAATACTGGGCGCCAGTTGCGTATCCGCTGATAGTACCTGTACCCCCTAGTGTTCCAGTGATAGTTATTTTTTCACCGATAAACAAAGTGGTAGCTGTGCAGCTAAATTGTCCGGCAGTGCCTGTTATCACCACAGATGCCAATGTAGTACCTGTGCCTGCGATGCTCAGTACATCGTTGACCGCTATTCCAGATCCTGTAGCAGTGCTGTTGGGAATTAAAAAATCACTTCTTGAAGCCGATATAGCTGACCCATAGGCAGCTGTGACTGCGCTGGTACCGGTCACTGCAATGTTGTTGCCTGTGCCTGCTGTGCTGGTAGCTGTGCCGTTGGTACTCATAATTATTCTAGCATAAGCCACACTGCCTATGGTCCAATAATTAGGAGTTATAGAAGCTATAGCTTGTCCATCAGTTAGATATGTGCTTGCCGATACCACATCAGTGGCCACAGTGGTAGAAGCTGCATATTGACTCTGTGTGACCAAGAAATCATTTCTGCTGGAAGATATAGCTGTATTGAATCGTGCAGCAACACTGCTGGTCACTGTGACAGTGACGTTTTGTGCGCCGTTGCTGGCAGCTAGGGTGCTGTTGGCAGTGGGCACTGCTGTCATTATCACCCTGGCATAGACCACGCTGGCTATGGTGATATAACTTGGAGTTATGCTGGATATAGCTTGTCCACCTAGAATGAATGTGGTAGCGGATAATACATCTGGATTACCAATAGTTGTGGTCAACGCAGCATATGATGTTTGTGTGATCAAGAAATCCAGTCTACCAGTTGACAGTGCTCGTCCGTATGTGCCGTTGATCACTATGGACACATTGTTGCCTGCGCCTGCTGTGCTGTTCACTGTCATGTTTTGATTGAACACTATGCGTGTATATGCACCTGCGATGAAAGCTCGGGTCACGCTGGCTATGGTGGTATTGGCAGCAATGCCTGTGCCTGACACTGCATCACCAACAACCAACGGTGTGGTTAGAGCATCATACTGCGTGTTGGTGATAAGTATGTCGTTTCTCGTAGTATCTGTAGCTCTAATGTAGGTGTTGTTACCATATGGCTGTCCTGCATTAAATCCCAACGCTGTGACTGTCTGGCCAAAGCTGGCAGCTGTGATTGTTTGTGTGGTAGCACTGAAACTAACAGCAGTAAGACTGTTTGTAACCGGTGTAAATCCAGGTGCAGTTAGTGTGGTACTTAGTGCTCCTGCCACTGTTGAAGTAGTAGTAGAAACATTTCCGCTCCATGTCACAGAACCTCCACTTGCTACCTGTGCAAAACTAGGCTGTCCACCAGCTGCTTGTGTGAGCAAACTTCCCCATGTGATGTTTGCTGGGTTAGTGGGATAGTTGATAGGATTTAACACTCCTTCAATAACAATGGCTCCTCCGCCGGCAACAGTATCACTGGTAATAGAAATACTTGACAACAACAACTGCGCACGATTCAGCAGATCTCGCTCTCCAAGGTCTCCGATCAGCGCATTACTCACACTGGGTGCTAGTCTAATCAAGAAAGCAGTGACTTTGTCAACTGATGCTGATAGACCAGTTGCAGCATAGTTAAAGATATAACCACGATCTGAATCAAACTGGCCGTCTATCATAAATGCTGAACCCCAATGGCTGATGATTGGAGTCACTGTGTTAGAGACCAATACCACACCACTGCGTATGACATGGCTGGCAGCTGTGCCTGCGCTGAAAGTTCTAGATGAGCCTGACACAAATTGATTCAGTGTGGTAGCTCTGGTGCAGCCAGTCAACGCTGAGCCGCTGTTGCCAGTAAAGCTGATCAACTCATTGTCTATATACACAGTTCCTGAATTTGGAAACCAAAACAAGTCATCTGCACTCATAGGTATCGTGGTCTGGTTGCTGGTCATTGCTGCTGATAATTTGCCTTTATATCCCTCGTTGATTACTTCGTATCTCACCGGTTGGTTACCTGTGCGCATATAAGCTTCAAAGTTCACATTACTGTTACGGAATCTATGCACAAATGTATAGTTGCCGTCTGAGCCTCGCATCATAAAATCAATAAATCCTGCACCGTACCATGTGTGCTGTATACCGATCATCTGCATCTTGGTCACATCTATGTTATATCCGCTGGGTCCAGACCCATTCATGGTATCTAGATTCCAATCACTTTGAGGCACTAGAGTGTCCACAACTTTGGTTATCTTTACACTGCTGACATTGCTGACACCGCGGAAATCTGGAGTCACGGTCATTGATGTGTTTGACGCTACATTGGAAACCACGTGAGTCATACCACGGATAACAACTCTGTCGCCTGATGCTAATTGTTCTGTGAATCGAGTGTTGGTGCCTGTTATTGTGTTGGCATTTGCATTGATGCTGATGGTTCCTGCAATTTGGAATGTGCTGCTTCTTCTGCACACAGCCATTCTTATGCCATCATATTGGAAAAACATGCCGTTCTGATCATCAAATATACCTGCTCGTACTGTGGCACCGTGCCAATTCTTTACACTCATTAAACAAGGACTACCTAATATTGGTGATGCGCTGCCTAGTATCTGTGTAGCCACAAAACTCAATTGTCTTTCATTGGTTATGGTACTAACTGTGTAAGTGCCGTTGTATCCAGAAGTAACAACACCCGTGATTGTGATAACTCCACCAACTTGGCATCCGTGATCTGTGTCGTCACTGATTATAGTAATGATGCTGCCTATTGCTGTGCCTGTGGCGGTGACTGAACGTATATCATAACTGGGAGCAAACAGTGCACCAGTATTATATGTAACACCCTTGCCTGATTGATAACGAATGTATTTTTTACTCATACGTATGGCAGTAGAGCCGTGTGCTGGACCGGCTGTGCCTAATTGCACACCGCCGTCAAAGGGTCTGTGTATAAAGAATGAATCTGGTCTGCCATAGACCTGTCCAACTAAGGTATTGGCTATGGTACCAGCGGCTCTGGCCGTGTATCGTAAAGTGGTTGCTGTTGGCACACTTTCTACAAAGTAAGCACCAGCGGCTAATTGAGCATTGGTACCAACACTTGTGATCTGTGTCGTTATGGTGTTTCCTGGTATAAACCCGTGAGCCGTGGCAAATGTAGCTTCTATAGTAGAGATAGCCGAGAATGTAAGCCCTGTATTGCCACTGGCTATTTGAGCAGTAGTTGGTTCACTGATAGTGAAAGCACTGATGAAATCTTTGGTAGGGGCTGTGACTGCTGTACCAGTGACTGTGGCAGATTGTATGGCGCCACCTGGAGTTACTGTGGCCACTGTGCATTGTGCCTGAGTGTGTAGAGTAGCTACGTCGAACTGTCCTGCTGACCCTCCGCCTTGCACCACTGTTATTGTGTTGCCGATAGCGTATCCTGATCCCGGATTATTAACTGTAACTGACAAAATGCCGCCAGCACCGTCGTCAACAATGTTAACAGTGAGACCTGTGCCGCCACCGCCTGTAGTTGCCAACCCACTAGCAGTGGTATACCCCGAGCCTGCGGCGATTGTACCAGCAGTGCTAACACGGCCTGTGGCTCCTATGGTAATAACTTCGTTGGCTGTGTAGCCACTACCGCCTGCACTGATTGCAACAGCTGTGATAATGCCAGCTGATGCAGTGGTGTTTATTGTAAGGCCTGTGCCTGAACCGCCACTGGTTGTGGCAACTCCAGCAGCAGTTGAATATCCTGTGCCTCCTACGGTGACTGCACCAAGAGTAGCAGCCACATCTAAAGGAGAAGCTGAAACCACGAGAACAGTGGCGTTGTTAGCAGGAGCAGCACCATCCATGCTGGTTCCCGGAATGGTCACTGTATTAGTGGCCACATATCCACTTCCCGGAGTGGTCACTGTGACACCGTAACCAGGACTTCTTGATATGCTGAACTGTGCTCCAGTGCCTGATCCAGTTGTGGCACTTTGTGTGAGTGCAGTATAGGTTTTAGTTGTACCTATGATTGCTGAAGTCAATGCTCCACTAAGAGTAACAGTGTTGCCAGTAACGTCTGTTACGATCACTGCCTGACCGTCACCTCGATTAAACACTAGACCAGGACCAATTCCGGTGGTACTGGTAACATCTATAGTAGTTGCGCTGATCGCAGCGTTGGCACTCAGTGTGGTTGATGCTGCTATGCCGCCGGAACCAGTGACTGCTGTGATCTGTGTGCCAGTATTAACTCCTGTGCCGCTAAGAGGAGCTCCTATCTGTGGACTGCCTGAACTGAATCCAATTACTGCACTGCCGCTGGGCGTGATCAAACTAGTGGTTATGGTACCGGAACTACCTCCTGATACCACAGCTAGACTAGGTGACCCTACCGCAGCACCTGTATAGAATCCACCTTTTCTCAACTGTGTATATGTGCTAGCCAACACTTCACCGTTGGTGGTTCCTACTTTAGATTTGGCATAAAAAGATATCTGCGTTGATGACCCTACCACAGCAACTAAAAAACTCCCTTCTGCACGACTGAACCCCGAAACACTGTTACTTAGGGCCTTGATGGTTATAGGATCATTCACAGCTAGTCCGTGAGCAGCTGTGGTAGTCACTGTGATAAGACTGGCACCCACATCGCCAGTTCCTGAACTGGCATCTGTAGTCACATTAGTCACCGGAATATCACTGCCCGGTATTTCATAGATACTTGGATAGTTGCGCATCAATCCAATGGCCTGCCACTTGGTAGGTTGAAGTCCGTACTCGAAGTCAGCATCCAACATGCTTTGCGGGATCCCTACTTTTTGTCTTTCCATGGCATCAGTGGCTATGGAGGTCATACGCACTGCCTGTTCTTTGGCTTCAACAAAAATCTGTATGTTGTCAGTGACCATCATAGCACTGGTATCTATGTCAAGAGTTATGCTAGTGATCTTATCTACACCATATAATGCTCCTGGGAAACTGGTATCATAATCTTCTGAATAGGTGATTTCCGCAGCCAAGCTGTCATCAGCAAAATTATACATGATGATGTTGCGTGAACTGTTGGTAATCAATAGTAGATCTTTGAGTTTATAAAAGCCGGGTACTTTGATGTAGCCGCGATTGCTGATCTTGGTTGGCAATCTTGATACCCCAAATTCGATTACATCTAACACGATGTTGCTGAGTTCTTTTAATCTAGTCTGTGCCGGTTCTTCCGCAGTATAGGATAGATCACGAACTTGACTGACTAAGATCTGTTTCGGAGTAAATGCTATATTTGCCCAAATAAAGTTGTCTATGAGATCTCTGATAAATGTATGTGCATATATTTCAGGTTGACGATCTCCGTCTACCTGTGCAACACCGTTTTCCCAATATTTTTCTGCGTTGAAGTAGGTCTGTCTATTGCCACCGTGTTTTAAATCGCTGAGGTAACCTTCTAAAATGTAACTAACATCTCGTCTGCATTTTTCTGCATTATAGGTATAGTTCACATAGGGTGAAATACTGTTATCAACGTTGTATTGAATGTAAGCAATGGTTTCTTCTTGTACGAATCGCTTGTTGGCTTCAAGTAGATAAACAGCATTAGGTAATAGGCTGCCGCCTTGACTGCTAGGTGCTACTGGCGCTGGCAATGTGCTGAGTCCTGTGTCGATGATATTGATAACGATATTGGCCAATGTAAGAAATGCATTATACGCACCTGCTTCTGCGGCTGCGCCTAACAACACTTGAGGTTCACCAACTAGATTTAACACAGATGAATCAACTTCATTGGTTAAGATTAAATCGTTGATCTGTGCTCTAATTGTAGTTTGTACATCAACTTCAACATCTCCCGACACTACCTGCAACACTCCACCGATATAATATCTTGATGCATTGGCATATGTTAAAGAATTTCCGCCGTAGGTAAGATCGTAGATATACCCGTCAATCACATACCCAATATCTCTTTTACATTTTAATTCTCTTGTAGCATCGTAAACATACCCATACCAAATGCTGCCAGCATTACCAGTGTTAGCAGCTATTTGATTTTTGATATATTGGTTAGCTTCTTGTATTACATAATTTTTGTTTGCAGTAATCAACGCTACTGCATTTGGATACTGGTTGTAGGCCGGGGGCACCACTCCAGGAAAAAATTTATAATTGCTTAACTGTTTCTTTGCCATTTATTTTTGTCCTTGTTTCAACTCAGTGCCACTGAAAAAGCAATCGCTCTGGAATCTGTATAACGTTTGTTGGTAGCATGTGTTGGTAATTGTGGAGTTTGATTGATCACAACATTAGCATTGGCTGTGATATCATTGGTTACTGCTAGACTAGTTAGTGTACCTACACTGGTAAGACTGGATGATGTCACTGACGCATTTATAACAGCACCGGTTAACGTTCCGGCTGCTGCTGTTACAGTGATATTTGTACTGCCATCGAAACTCACACCATTTATCGATCTTGTTGTTTGTAGTGTTGTTGCAGTTGAAGCATTGCCAACAACAGCACCAGTATGTGTGCCTGTGGTATTACCAGTTACATTACCGACAACAGCACCAGTATGTGTGCCTGTGGTATTACCAGTTACATTACCGACAACAGCGCCTGTGTGGGTTCCTGTGGTATTACCAGTTACATTACCAACAACAGCACCAGTATGTGTGCCTGTGGTATTACCAGTTACATTACCGACAACAGCGCCTGTATGTGTACCAACTGTGTTACCGTTTATTGTTCCGATGAATTGAGCTGCTGTTACAGCACCTGTGCCAAAATTGACACTTTTATTAAGCACTGCTTTGATGTTTGACAGGTCGTCTTTGAGCAGACCTTCTCCGCCTGCTATACCATTGTAAATTCTCAAAGTACCAGTGGTAGTATCGAAATAAATCTCACCGCGGGTACCTGTTATGATCTGTAGATCTGTATTTGAAAACGGTCTTAATCTCAGCTGGCGAATGGGTAATTGGCTCATAATGGGTCCTATCAGTTATTTATATGTTTTTTGATATCGGACAAAGACATTAATTTTTGTGCGGGTACCCACGATCCTCGCTAAATACTCAGTAGAAACCACGAGTATCTACACACACTTACAGAGGAAAGCAAAATGAAATACATATCAGAAAGGATGCTGGCCATCTTGGAACGTTTATCCGAAATGTTCCCAGGCAGCAGCTATCAATCAAGCCTAGATGCTTATCTAGCAGACAAAGGCATTACCGATGCCGCTCAATTAGAAAACTATATCCGTCAGTTCAACTATCAAAAGGAACAATACCTATGAAAAACTTTTTAAACACCATATACGACATTTGTCTATCAATTGGACAAACAAGAGCGGCATGTGCATTGGCTCGCGTGGGCCGATACGAAGAAGCCAAAGCCTTGATGACCAAATAACTTGTTGCACCGCAAGAGATATATACACTATGAACTTAGTTTATATCCACGGTGCTAATGCCACCGGCGAAAGTTTTAATCATATCAGAACTAGACTGGGCAAGGGTCTGGACTTAAACTACGACAGTCGTGACGGGTTTGAACATAACCTAGCACAGATGCAACAGAGTTTGGCTGGAGTAAATCAGTGTTTCTTCATAGCACACAGCCTAGGTGGCATATATGCACTGCATCTCAGCCACCACTTGCCCACACAGGTTTCGGGCGCAGTTACACTAAGCACACCCTATGGTGGTGCAGAAGTAGCGGACTATGCTCAATACTTTTTACCATTCAGCAGGCTCATGCGTGATATTGGTCCTAGCAGCTGGGCCATGCGGGAAGCGGCTAAGATCAAAGTGCAGCATCCTTGGTGCAACGTGGTCACTGTACAAGGTCGCAGTCCGTTTATAGTCGTGGCCAATGATGGAGTTGTTAGTATTCAAAGCCAACGGCACCATGCAGATATGGAACTAGTAGATGTTGACTATAACCACTATGAAGTGGTGTTGGCAGAACCCGTGGTAGAGATCATCCGTGAACGGATAAACAGAATCACAAAATAGCTTGTTTTTTTAAATAAAGGCTATATAATAAACTAACAGCGAAATAGAAGTAGCTGCTAGACACAGACATTACACACAGGAGAATTAAAATGTCAGACACTTTTACAGCACCAAAACTACCAGAAGTTAAATTCAACAAGAACGGCTACGAAATCCGTACAGACATCTTGGGCATGGCAAAAAGCCTAGTACAAGATGATTTCCAATCTAAATTTGCAGGTTGGGAAATGACAGCTACTCGTGATGAGAAGACTGGTCAAATCGTTACTAAAGTAGGTATGCCAGAGTTTCCAGGTTTAGATAAAGTACTAGAAACCGCCGAAAAGATGTATTCATTTGTTAACAGCGGCGTGAAGAAATAAAAGTACGCTCGTAGAGCATTACAATAGTGGTAAAAGAAAAGCACCTTCGGGTGCTTTTTCTTTATCTAACTGTGGCTAACTTAAAGAACCGCAGTATTGAAATATACATCCAACCTAGATCAAACTCATACCACTTCTGGCTGAACTTGGCATTGGCGCCGTCAGCATGGTGATTGTTGTGTAGTTCTTCCCCGCCAATCCATACAGCCCAAGGGATGATGTTACGGCTGGTGTCTTTGGTATCAGTGTTGCGATATCCCCACCAATGGCTAAGCCCGTTGACTACTCCAGCAGCCCAGAACGGAATCCATATCATTTGAATACCCCACACTACAAGTCCCCACGGTCCAAAGAGCAAGAAGTCTATGACCAGCATTAAAAGAATACCTGAGCGACTGTGTGCAGAGTAAAGGTTGCGTTCGATCCAATCATTAGGGCAGTCCTTGCTCAAGGAGTCAACCATAGCTGTGTCTTTGCTGGCACTATGATAAAGCAATGCTCCGCCGAACAGCACACGCCAAATGCCGTAGATCTGTGGGCTATGCGGATCGCCCTCTTGGTCCGAACGTTGATGATGTTTGCGATGTATGGCCACCCATTGGCGAGTAACCATTCCTGTGGTCAGCCAAAGCCAGGCTCGCATAAAGTGGTTAACCGCTGGGTGAAATTGGACAGCTCTATGTGTTTGGCTTCTGTGCAAATACAGGGTAACACAGGCTATAGTGATTTGTACCATCACTAGGGTATAGATTATTATGTTCATTCTTTACTTATCCGCTTGACAACAGCCCAAAATAATGCTATAATACTGGTATGAAGCAAAAAATTATACTCACAGACGCAGACGGTGTTCTACTAGATTGGGAATGGGCATTCTCAGTTTGGATGCAAGAACGTGGTTATACCTTAACAGCTGACAATAAGAAAAGCTATTATCTACATCATCACTACAACGAGCTAGAAGAAAAAGATTCGAAGAAAGTCATCAAGACATTCAATGAATCAGCAGCAATTGGATTTCTTCCTGCCTTACGTGACAGTGCTTACTATGTTAAAAGACTGCACGAGGAACACGGCTACCAATTCCGGGTTATTACAAGTCTAAGTCTAGATAAAAACGCACAGAAGCTTCGCGAAAAGAATCTACACAAACTGTTTGGCAATGCTATTGAGAATATAATCTGTTTGGACACAGGTGCAGACAAAGATTCAGCATTGGAACCATACCGTGATAGCGGCTTGTGGTGGATTGAAGACAAACCGGCTAATGCCGATGTTGGGTATTATTTAGGTTTGAAATCAATTCTTATCGAGCACGGACACAACATGCATCATGAGTGTGCTTATCCTATAGTTAAGAACTGGAAAGAAATCTACGGTATTATTGTAGATCACTGACAAAGTCCAACAGCAACTCGTGATGTCGGCCACTGTGATAATGTGGCTTCATCCAACTGTGGTATTCCGAATACCAACTAGGTTGGCTTTCTGGGTGACACCCTATTAGCCCTATGTTGTTTTGTATAATAGCCATTGGATCGCCGTTGGCATAAGTAGCTACAGTTTTAAATTTTGTAGTATCACCTACCAATGCACACCCATCATAGAAGTACATGCGTTCCTGTTGCCCTTGCCAAGTAATGGGTAATGCTTTGGCATGCGGTCTACGTGTGTCTGTGCCGGGTCGAGTGATGTATTGCACAGCTTCTATGCCGTCTACAATATTGAAGTAGTCTTTAGCTGCCCAGTATGCGCCCATGCATATGCCTAGATACCTTCCGCCTCGACTAACAAAGTCTTTGACTCGATCGCCGTTGTGTGCCAGCAGGTGATCAAAACTATCAGCATCACCAATACCGCCTGGTACAGCTATCATATCAACATCGTCGAAGAAGTCAGCGTCAAGAGGCCAGCGTGTGAATATTTTAAAACTATGGTATGGTTGTAGTGCCTGGAGAATGCCGTTGCCGGACTCTACTGAGCATTTAGGCTGATGCAAGAACAATGCTATCTTCATACAGTCTTTATAAAAGTGCTCACTTAGAACGCCATTCCGGGGCACGACTCCCATA